CCACCGCCTGAGTGGCGGTGGTCGCTGCCTTTGTCGCCTTCTCAGCAGCCGTTCCGGTCTTGCGCGTCAGCTCATCCAATCGTTGATCTCGCTCGCTCATTGCGGTCGCGTAAGCACTGCGGATGTCCTCAACCTGTTTGGCTTGCTTCTCGGCCAACGACCAGTAGCACGCCTGATAGCCAAGCACAGACCCACCAGCAACCAGAACAATTGCGATAGCCCAAACCTCAGCGCGCCGCCACCAGCGACGAGCAATGAATTCCATCGCGCATCTGTCCATCACACAACACCTCCGAGCTTATTGCGCAGGCGGGTGATTTCATCGCTCTGCAGGGTCACTCGTTCCGTGAGTTGTGCGACCTGGCTGGTCAGCGCCTCAATCTTCCCCTCCATGCGCCCAACTGAGGCAGCAAGGTCGTTTCGCTCTTTGGCGAACTGATCGGCGCGCGCTTCCGCTTCCTTCCGGGCGGTTCGCTCGGAGTCCAGCAGCTCATTAAGGCGGCGGACGGTGCCGATATCGGCGTTATCCATAGCGCGATCAGCAGCGTCTTTCGAGAGGAATTTCCGCAGCCACAACAGGCCGCCAAGAATCACGGTGGCACTACCGCTCAGCCAGGTGACGGTGCCTGCGCCGAGGTCAGTAGGATCCATCCGATACTCCAGAAACGAAAAAGCCCCGCACAGTGGCGGGGCTCAGAATTATTAGTCGTCTCTCATAACGCGCAAGATCGACATGATGGGGTTAATTTACGGCCAAGTGGCCATCATGGTCAAGCGGCATCAACAAAGATTTCTTCTCGATCGAATATCTCGGTGGCATGGATAACAGCAGCCTCTTCCAATTGCTCCAGCCGCTTGTGGATTCCGCCACGCCAATTACGGCGGGTACGCTCAGGCGCGCCAGCCAGATCCCAAGTGTTCATGTCGTAGAACTCAGCCGGCAGCACGATCATGTCAGTTGAGCGCTTGCCCGACTGGACACCCTTGAGCTTCGGGATAGCCCAGGCAGTGAGCGCCTTGTAAATGAAAAGCTGCGGCGCGGGCGACGTCATGCGGGCAACCAGACGGCCGATGGCCGAGACCTTGTTGGCTTTGTGCGTCGAATATTTCGCTACCAGCACATCCCAGTGCGCGGGCTCAAGCTGACGATGCAGCAAGGCATACAGACAGCAGTCGTAATCGAACTTGTCGCGAGGCGAGAGCGAACTGCCGTTACCACCTTGGCGCAGATCGGCGTCGATGAGCTTTTGCCATGACTGCTTTGTGCTGTTATCGATGTTGTCGGCGGCGAGCACACGCACCAGAGTGCCCATCACGTCCTTATACATACCCATGCTCAATCCCCCTTATAAGACGAGCCGCCAGGCCCGCGACGGTTGATGTCTTGGTATTGAGCAACGACCCCGTCTACTGCCGGCGGCAGCGTCGCAAGGTGGCGCTCCTGGCGGATCAGCATGCCGAGCTGAACGATCAGGTCATCCACTGGCAGTGGCTCCAGCGTTTCGGCGTGCACCAGGCCGGAAGCATGGCAACCGATGCAATCGAGTTGGTAAAACATGCCCTTGACCAACCCTTTCCCGGCACAGGATGGGCAGTCGGTGAGCGGGATCAGGCGGCGCACAAAGGCGGGGCCATGCTGCTTTTTATCCATTTTTAAACCTCGCCTTTTATGGTTTCGTGATTTGGCTAGAAGCCGCGCCACTCAAGGCCTCGGCGGCATTCTGCGAATTTCCGTTTCTAGCCATGGTCGAGCGGTGAATCAAGCTGAAGCCTTTCCCGTCTAACCATTCGTGCCACTTGCCCAGGGCTTCGCGCTTGAGCAGTTCGGCGGATGTGTGGATGTAGGTCTGCACGTTGCGGGTCATCGTATGGTTCACCAGCATCTCACCGATGAGGAAGTCGACGCCGAGGTCAGTCCAGCCTGTGCGGGCCACCTTTCGCAGGTCGTGGCTTGTCCACTCGCCTTTGCCTAAGCGGGTGAACACGGCACAAGCCTGGCTGTCACTGAGGCATCCACTGGCACGGGCCGGAAACACGAACGCGCCTTTGTAGCCCTTCGCTGCCTGCCAATCCCGGTACCGCTCCAGCAGCGCGCAGATCTGATGAGTCAGTGGCAACCGATGCTCGCAACGGGTCTTGGTGTTTTCGGCCGGAATGAACCACTCGCCCTGCTCTCCCAATGTCAGGTGCGCCCACCTAGCCATACGGGTTTCGCCGACACGCGTGCCGTGGCAGAGCATCATCAGCGCCAGCATGCAGTCCTGCGGTTCCCGGTCGAAGCCGGCGGACAAATCCGCAATCACATCCTCGAGCTGGACGGCGCGCAACCGGGACGGCTTTGGCTGGATCTTGGCCTTAGTGAAGTCGGTGAACTTAAAGCCAGCGATCGGGTTCGAGCTGATCATGCGCAACTTCTCGGCCTGCCGGAACGCAACCACCAGCACACCCCACATCAGACGCACGTAGGACAGAGAGAACTCGGCCTGCATGGGCCACATCAGTTGCTTGTCCAGGGTGAAGCGGTCGACCTCCTCCACCAGCAGTTCGCCAAGCCGAGGCTTCAGGTGGCAGGCGATGATCGAAGTATTGGTTGATCGGCGCTTGGCTGAGAGGCTGCGGTCAACGGCTTGGCGCGCCGTGAACCAGTCGAGCAACTGGCCGACCGTCTGCAGAGTGCCGGCAGCGGCCGAGGCTTTCGGGTCGGCGGCCAGGCGCTCGCGGATCTTCGGAAGTGCATTGATCAGACCTTTCACCGGCAGCTCCGGGAAGCCCGCGATCTTCTCCCACTTCTTGCCGACCACCAGGTGCCACGTACCGCGCTCGCGGTTCTTGTGGTATCGGAAGTAAACGCCCGGGTATCGAGCATCCCGCATGTCACGGATGTGCATGTTCTCCGATTGCCGGCGGATCTCGGCATCAGAAAACGTGGTGAGGAGGCTCTGGCTCATGCGGCCACCACTGTAGGAGAAAGTCGAAGGTACGCGCGGATCTGTTCCATCGCATCGAAGTGCCCACGGCAGACGATGGCGAGATAGCCCTGATCGTTCAGCTTGCGCAGGCGCTCCTGCTGGTTCGCCGAAACTGCCGCATCGTTCGGTGGCGTAGCCTTGAATTCGATGTACAGGCCGAAGTAACCGCCGCGGGCCATGCTCAGCACCAGATCGGGGATACCAGCCTTCACGCCCTGGGCTTTGAGCTTGGCCGCGACAGCCTTAACCCGGTGCCCACCGTTCGGAACGTGGTAGATCAGGTCGAACACTGCCGGGTAACACAGCTCCAGCTCACGCATCAGCGAGGCCTGCTCCAGCCCTTCCCGATCAATAGGCTTTGCACGGCCAGTGTTGGGCCTGAACAGCTTCGGAGTGAAAGCCTTCATGCGCGATCACCCCGCACAACGCGGGCGCGGCGCGATAGACGACGAACACCCCAAAAACATCCGCCGAACATGATCAGCAACGAGCCGAAATACAAGTGGACAAGATTGGTTTCCAGAAAGGCGATCATGCGGCCCCCTTCACGGTGAGAATTCGTGCCTTGATCAGGGCTTCGTGGGTTTCGGCGATCGCGCGCGGCACGTCCTGCCAATCGATCTCGCCAGCGGCGCGGCCGTCGATCACGTCGTGGCAGTCGCTGCACGCATACACCGCCACAGTGTCGAAACCCTTCATGCCCATGCCCTTCTGCCCACAAGGCAAATGCGCAAGCACGGTTGTTTCAGGGTTGTGGTTGCAGACACCAGGCATGCGCAGCGTGCAGTCCTGTCCATTCGCCGAGGCGCGGAGTTTCTTCGAGGTCACGCGCATATCCGCTCCCCGGTGATGCGGTCGATCACCTCGTAGGTCGATGGCCACATCACCTGTCCGAACTTCAAGGCGGCCGACGAGTGCTCGAACAAAGCGACGGCACGATCAGGCTTGTCGGTGAGCTCCCACTTGTAGCTGCAGCAGTGCACTGCGAAACGGTAATCAGCCGGGTCTGTGGCCACGAGATGAGGATTACCCACGGGCACCTCCCAGCGTGGCGCGAAGCTGAGCAATAGCGCCCAGGCCGACTTCAGGCGTCGCCTTCGCAGCGGTGCGCGGCGGCAGTGCTTTTGGCATTGGCTGAAGCGGAAGACCGGCCAACAGGCGGCGAATGGTTATGGTGTAGTTACGCTCAAACAGCTTCAGGCTCAGGGAAGTGTCCAATTTGTTCAGGCTTTCGAAACCGCACTCCTTGGCTGTGTGCCATACCGCGTCATGCGACCACTTGCCCTGCCCGGCCATGCCTGGGTGAGCGTTGCGGCACGCTTCACGGTGTGCTGCGGCAAGCGGTGGCAGACCAAGCATTTCAGGGGTCGGCTTGCACCACTCGATGAACTGCCCGGGGCTTGGGATGAAATCACCGGGCTGCTTGCGCACTTGGGCCATGCCGAAATCGATCTGCCCCTGCGTACAGATACCTTCCTCGAGAAAAGCCTGAAACCACTGACGCTTCGAAGCCTGATAGGTTTCCTTGTCCGGCCATGCTTGGCGCCACGCCGAGCGGATGGAACGCAACTCTTTGAACAACTCGTTGATGGCGGTCACCAGCGTATTGTTGGCTTCACTAACTACCGGAGCCGCATCCCCCGATGCGATGAAATCGCCGGACTGAGCTTTGGTCCAGAGGTCTTGGGCGATCACAGAAACAGTCTTCATGACGTCACCCCGTTCGGCCAGTCGGTATCGCTGTCATCGAAATCTGAGGCAGGTGCGGCCTTCGGTTTGAACTGTGTGACGTTCGAAGCCGCGGCGCGGGCCTTGTCGTTCACAACCCACTTGACCAGCATCTGCACCCATTCGGCTTGCGTGTTAACCTGCCCGCGAGGTTCGTAGTGAGCGGTGAATGCGCGGCGCACTTCATCGGTGAACAAGGTCAATACCACCCCGGAGTGAGTTGCATAGGTCTTCAGCAGTTTGGCGTCTGGCGTCCAGTCGAGGGTCATCTCGCTTGGCATACGAGGGTCAACGGAGTCTCGCGCAGAGAGAGTTTCTTTATTCTTCTCTACATCTTCTTTAGGTAACTCATCACTAACGCTCGCAGCGTTACTTTTACCGTTACTTGCTTTGTGGTTCGCCACGCGCTTGGCCGTGAGAAGCCTATTTTTTGCGGTCTTGCCGTTGTGACGGTCAAAGTGCGGGAGGCTGATAACGCCATCTGCCTCAATCATCCACGCGACAGATTTCATGTGCTCACAGAAACCGATAACGCCGACCAAGCGATCTAGTAACTTTTTACTAACGCTCGGAGCGTTACCGCTTTCGGTCTGTTGATCGAACCAGCCCCAAACGCGCATCAGCTTGCCGACGACAGCGTCAGGATCGATGTCAGCCAGGTCAGCGATCTGGCAAACCTCGGGCTTGTCTAATGTGGTGAGTTCGAATTTTATCCAGTCGCCGGCCATTACGCGGCCTCCTGCAGAAGTTCAGCAAGGCGTGTTAAGCCTTTGGGGGTGACCATCGGGTCGAAGGCGGCGCGCTCAATACCGGTCTCTGGATCTGGCTTGAGCGCAGTCACTTTGTGAGTCATGTGTCCGGAAGTAATGCGGGGTTGATAGGCAACCCAACGCTTGCAGCCGTGACGCCGGAATATCCAACGATGCTGCTCAAGCCAGGAGAACAAGCGGGCCGGGGCAATCCCAAGCTGTTTGGCTGCGTCGGTGATGCAAATCGCCCCACCAGCAGCTGCCAAGCGAGTGATTGCCGCAACCTTGGTTGCTTGTTTTTCAATGACACGCTGGAGTTCGCCATTCTTGTCCGCGAGATCTGCGGCGAGACGAAGTGCCTCTGGAAGGGTTTGCGGTATTGCTACATGTCGCGACACGTTTTCGAGTTCCGCCAAGCGTGTCACGACACGATGCCGGAGCGGGATGCTGTAGCCGGTCAGCAATGTTTCAGTCAGTACGCGGTCGAGGTGGAACTCCGCGGTGTAATGCCGGGCGTCCTTCGACTCAATTAGATGGCGCAGATCTGCGCCATCCTCAGACAACGCTTTTTGCATCACTCGAATGTCACGAATGACGTCCTTGTGCTGCTTGCCGGTGAGTTCGGCGATCTCCCGACTCGACATGGTGACCGTATTGCTTGGAGCGACGATCGTGTTCATAATGGCCCCTCAAGTGTTGTGCGTTTTAAAGAAGCCGGTCTAGCCACCGGCTTTTTTGCGCCTGCCGTTTAAGTACTGGATGAATTCACAGCTATTCCAAATCACTGTTTCCCCAATCGATCAGCCTGGATAATTGGCCCAACGAAATGGGGGATTTAGGCAACCGACAATTCCGGCCAGATCTGCTTCCAGTCATCAGGACGCAGATCTTTACGAGTTACCTTTCCTTCGGTTGCAGACTCTGTCCTGGCGGCAATTTCGGCCGACGCGGTCTTGTGTCCGTAAGCGATGAGTCGCAGGTATGCACGGCTGGTGCCCGTCTTTTTGACGGACGCGTCAGTTGCCGTTTTCAACCACTCAAGAAGTTGAGGATTTTTTGTCCGCATGGCGGGCCTCCCTTTAGATGTCTCGGATTATTACCCGCAGGTAATCTCAAAGCAATACCCAAAGGGAATTTACCTGTTGGTAACAGTGAAGGATGATTTGCGGATGGATATTTCAGACATTCGCCGCGAAAATTTGCGGACACTTATGAAGCAGCGCTTCGATGGAAAGCAGGCAAGAATTGCCGATGCTTTGGGCAAGAGCGCGAACTACATTTCACGCTGCCTATCGACAGCACCGTCATCTGCTGGTAGTAAAAACATTGGGGAAGACTTCGCTCGGGATATTGAGGCGAAGCTCGGACTTGATCGCTACTCACTGGATAGACCGGGAATGCAGCCGGTTAAACAAGTGGAGAGCAATGCTCAGTACCTGGGCCAGTTTTCGGTGTGGGACGATGACACACCGTTGGATGATGACGAGGTGTACGTGCCGTTCCTCAAGGAAGTAGAACTGTCTGCCGGGAGCGGAAAGACAGTCGTAGAGCCATCGCACCATCTGAAATTGCGGTTTGGCAAACAAACGCTCAGGCGTCAGAACGTACAGCCAAGCGAAGCGGTTTGCGTAACTGTAAGCGGAAACAGTATGGAGCCGGTCCTACCTCACGGAAGCACTGTCGGCGTTGATCAAGGCAATACCTCAATCACTGACGGAAAGATGTACGCAGTGAATCATGGAGGTCAGCTGAGGGTTAAAACCTTGTACCGGGTTCCCGGCGGCGGCATCAGAATGCGAAGCTACAACCAGCATGAGCATCCGGACGAAGAGTACAGTGCGGATGAAATGCTTCAAAAAGACATCATCGTGATCGGCAAGGTCTTCTGGTATTCGGTTCTGTTGTAACCCCCCCCTACATAATTTCACTTTCGAAAAGCCCGCCTCGCACGCGGGCTTTTTTTTGCCACTCGAAAAATAATTACCTATAGGTATTGACCGCCGATGTTACCCAGAGGTAATGTTTGCCCATCGCCGGATAAAAACCGGCCAGATGGAAGGCAGCGATGAACCGGCCTCAACGGTTCAGAGGGTTGGCAACTGACCCGGGCGTGCAGCGTAAAGCGCCAAATCGAGTTATCCGGCGGACAGGGTCGCGGTCGGAAGAACAACTTGAACGAGCCCGTACCGCGCCAGCAGCGCCGAAGGGACGCGGAAATTTTCACTGATGCACCTGGTTGGCCGGGTGCATTGGGAAAACAACCGGGAGTCACAACAATGGAATCCGAAATCGTCAACGGCGCATGGAAGGGTCACCTGGGACGCGGCTTGGCGCCGCGAGAGCTTCAGTTTCTCTTGTGGGTCGCCCTCGGGTTGACCGCCAAGGAAATCGCACGGGAAGCGG